CCCATGATAGTAAATACACGATTACGAACTTCTACTTCTGACATCTCAAGGGAAATTACAAGGGGTGTTCTACCCTGTTTCCAGGCCTGTACAGCGAAGTATAGAGCCATCCATGACTTTCCTATACCTGGGTATGCTAGAAAGACTCCTAACTGCCCTGGCATAATTCCAGATGGAAGATAGTTATCAAACCCTGGTAGGTTGGTTTTAATTCCAACGTGACCTGCTGCTTGCTGAACCTTTAGGTTTTCAAAGTATGCCACTGCTGATTCAAGATCCGTAACATCAATGTCACGAATTGCTGCAGTATTTTTCTTTAACTCAGAAGTCTGTGTAATTAAATCATTGAGCGCAACAGTCCCTTGGTTGTTTTGAACATTGCTTGCTGCTGATCTTAGTATATCTTTAAGGCTGTCATTTAAATACTCACCCTGTAACTCTTCAAGGTGATGCTTAGTTGCTCCTACATTTGCTATTGGGGCAAAGTCTCTAAACTTTTCTGTTACAAGTTCTGCAGGTGGCAAAGACTTATTATTCTCAAAGTAGAGTCTGATAAAGTTCCAGATATCCCCGTGGGTTCTAAGAAGGTTGTCTACATTTGCTTGCAATAGGACGTGGATCTGTTTATCTTGAAGAACTGCAGTAATTAGTTTGGACTCTGTGTTATTCACTTAGCCACTCCTTTGCCATTCTTCTACGCTCTGCTCTCTCGTTGTCGTCTTTGCTTTTATCTTTTTGTGCCTGTAAAATTTTTTCTGCGTTATATGCAAAGTAATTCCAAGAAGGATTCTCTGCAACCTTAAAGTAATACTCAAGTATATCGTAACATCCTGAAATCCCATATGACTCAACTAGGGCATCTGAAGCCCACTGTTCTACATTTAGATTAAGAGATGGCTTTGATTCGTACCTTGCGGTATGATACTTGCTGTATCTTGAAAGCAAAGCCATACGGTCTTTGCGCTCAGCCATTATTCGTTAATCTCTGCCTTTGCTTCGTTAATCTTTTCAGTTAACTTATCTTCAACAAATTTATAGACACGCTCAAAAGCCTGATCTGCGGTCTCTCCATTACGTCTTGTGTCAACTACTCCAAGATCAAGTCTTAGCGATTGAAAGTTTCCTAGGTTAAGCGTGTATCCAAGTGTAACAGATACCTTTGTGTCTTCGTTTTGCATTCCATACCCCTTGCTAAATAGATTCGCTCCAAATTGGAACGAACTGTCCGTCTTCTGTTCTTCTATATGTAAGTATACCATCGCCCATTCTTCTTGTCAACTCTTGCTTGCTGGGCGTAATATCGTTTGTTATTAATTTATCTTTTCTTGGTCTACCAATATGGTATGTAGCAAGTATATCACGTATCTCTTTTACTTGCGATTCTGAATAATATGATCTTACTTGGAATCCTCTAGCCCCACCCTTTTGAGATCCAGTTGGAAATGGGATGACTCCTCGTTTCATTAGTGATGGCATATATTTTTTATGACGATTAACTAAATCAGCAGTCTCCCTAACGGTGTATGCTCTTTCTCTTTTCTTTTTAAAATCACTAACTAGACAACTTTCAATCTGATCTTTTGTAATATTATAAACAGACATTATTCCATTGGATTTATTTAAATGATGCACCCTAACTAGGTCTCCATTTAAAAACCAGACTTTTTTATTCCCTGGAATTACAGGGAGGACATTGTAGCCTTCGCTCTCGATACTTCCCTTTTTAATAGCCATAAACCCTCCGCAGAACTTGTTGGTGGATTAAAAAAACTTCTTGATCCGCAAGCCATGCAATATGTTTCAAGATGTCCAATTGTTGTATACTGTCTATCAAGAAACATTCTTCCTTTGCATTTTTTACATCTTAGCATTAGTTTGGTATACCAATGATAATCAGATTAACATTGAGGGAAGCCGTACCAGATGTATTAAACTTAACAAATCCGCTAACTCCAGATGTAGATGGATCATTTAAAACAACAGTTACAGTAGCCCCTGCAGGGGTCTGGCCTACATTTATTGGAGTTGCAGTTACAATTGGTGGAAACCTAAACTCTCCTGCAAACGAATGAGAAAAGTTGAGTTGCTCACCAGGAGTAACAGGCTGGCTACTTGCAACTTTCACAAGTCCACCAATAACTCTAACTTCTGTGACTTTTCTATTTTGTGGACCATTGTCTGCTGTTTGAACTGTTACGTAGTCATATGTTGCTGGAGATACTTCTTTTGCTAAATCATTTACTGCTTGTGCTAACTCATAAACATAGGTTACATCTAAGGGTTGACCACGTTCAGGTAGGGGTATTTTTGCCATACTATAATTATACCACTAACGGCGTTGCTAAAGTAAAGATTGCAGCATCTGGATTATAAGTCTTAGGATAAACGGGCACCTGAACCGCAACCTGAAACGAAGATATGCCTGCTGGAACTAAAGTTAAAAACTGCGTTGAAGAAGAACTGGCTAAGAACGACCAGTCTTTTAGATTGGTTTTAATATATATATCATACTCTTTAAATATAGATACTTCGTTAGAGTCTAATGAAACTTTTGGGTGTTGCCAAACCATATTGATAACCCTTGTTGGTGACGTTCCTGTAACTAGAACAGAGCAAGGGACTGGCTGAAGTTCTCCAGTTAACAAAAAATGGTATGGTGACCAATGAGAAGATCTGTTTTTGTCATTTGAAACAACTCTATATCTAACAAAGTATCCCAAAGCGTTAGGATTGGTTGAATTAATGCCAGGAATATCTTCTTTTAAGACTGTAGCATTTTTAATTCCAGCATCTGGAGTAGGTTCTAGCACTGTCATTATAAAACATCCAGTCCAAACCTAAACTCAATGTGACTTGAACTGTTTGCAATTTTTGTGATTGGCTGTAAGTCTAGATTTTTTACAATCGAATATCCAGTTAGCCCATAGATTGGATTTTGGTTTGTTGTATTTTCTAGCCTTAATGCATCAAGACAAACATAATAGTCGGATGATACCACTTGATTTTTTATCACTGAAACATAAAACTTTGCTACGTCAACAGTTTTCCAGGTAAACCCAGGACTCTTCGTTAACTCTTCAAACTTTTTAGTAGAGACAAAATATCTTCCTGTAGCAAAGTCTATATCTAGATCAGAGTTGAGCAAGACTGTTTCAAATCTTGCATACTGTCCAGTTCCATGAACATCTGTTTCTGCAAACTCCATCATAATTCTGACCTCATCTGGCTGAACATCAGAGTCTCCATTTTTATTTATTAAAGAAAATGCTAGACGTAATTCATCTTTTGGAGATGCCTTATCAAAATCTAGCACTGATCCAGTTAGGTGTATATGATTTGATCCTGATGCAATTTGAAGTTTGCCACTAGGCAGTACATTTATCGTTGACATGTCTCCACGTATAGCAATGATGTTATTTAAAAACCTACAACCTTCTTTTCTTGCTTTTCGTTTTGGCTTTTCAAAAATAGGGTTATCTGAGTTTGTTTGAAAAACCACTTCTGTTTTATTGATAACATTATCTCCTGAGTGCAAGTCACCTTCATAAGGTTCAATAGAAGATGCCTGGGTTTGTTCGTGGTACTCCCAATTTTCATCCTTAGTAAACAAAAAGATTGTTCTACTATCATTAAAGTTTGCACTTGGGTTTGATCCCGCAGACCAAATGCCAACTTCAGTTATATTATATCTTTCTAGTGTTGGGAGTTCTCCAGTAAATACAATCTTAGAGACTCCTGCTTCAGTGACGTACCCTCTAGATGTTACAGGAATACGAAACATCTCAAAATCTAAAGACTCTTTCTCTTTCATAGCACTTGTCTCAGCCTCTGAAAATACGTGAGAAGACAAGACGGGGGTGGCTCCACAGCCAATAGCAATATATGAGGCATACGCTGGTGCCTGACCCACTAGGTATTTTGCCAAAATTGATTGGCCTGTGTTAGTTATCATTTTTACTCCTAATTAGTAATTGTATCATCAAAATACCCACCTTGGTTAATTATTTCTATCTCTACTTGTTCTTCATCCTCAATGTTTATAAGATTGACGACTATGTTACCTGTGCCATCTTCAATATAAACGTTTGTTCCGTTAGCCCCTAGACCATATTTGGGAAGTCTGTCCTCAAGTCTTATTGAAAAATTTTTAAATAAGACATCTGAGGTCCCGCCAAGTTTAATTATATTATTAGAGTTATATTCAAGCATTAGATTTTTTAAGTTTTTAACAATACTATACATAATATTTTGTCCATTTATAGCGTCTGCTCTAGAAATATTGATTAACTCTTGACCACCAATGTCTTGAAATATAATTTCAAACATCGCTTCATATGCTATTGGATCGCTTAATTGATCTACTGCGTTAGGAACAGCAACCTTGGTGGAGTTTGTCTGGGTGCTTCTACCAAAGTCATTTGTCCATGTTATGCTCGCCTGATTTGCTGTTGCGTCTATAGCCATTATAGTACCTCACTTAAAAATAAAGACATTTCTGGGCCATCTTTTGATTTTGAGTATTCTATATTGTATACCACAAACCTAGAACCATCAGACCCAGCCTTGTTAATATTTTTTTCAACATAGTCTATCTCTACAATATCGCCCAACTGAATCATGGGATTTGCAAATATTCTTAAACCTATGGACTTTCTTGGTTTTGTTATTTTTTTAACTAACCAAGACATTAGGTTCTCAGCAGCATCTGCATTTTGTACATATGGAACATCTAAAGAAAAATCTTTTCTTCCGTATAGCATTCTGCTTGACTTTATGTCTTCATAATTTTTTTCAACCTTATTGACTGCAGTTATAATACCTGTTGAGTCAAACTGAGGATCTGAAAGATCGCTGTTCTTTGAAAAGTAATCGTCTACGCTAAAATTATTTGTAGACTGATTAGTAAATGCTATTCCTTGAACTCTCAAATAACTTTGGCTACTAGAATCTAAACTCAACACTCTGTCTGTTGTATTAAAAATTAAAAACTCTGCCCCATACGATCTTGCTCTAAATCCAGATATAGCATAAGATTTTAGTTTGTTAAATGTTGGAGATAGTTGTGCATATAATGCTGGATATGCCAGGTCATATCTAAAATTAAAAGAGGCTGCTTCACGCATAATTGTTCCAAACTCTTCAAAGTATATACTAAACTTTGGTGGCTGAGCAGAACTTATTCCAGTTAGGTAGGATGCTTGAACTGATCCACTCATTGAATATTTTCTAAAAGAATCCTGTGCACTTATTCCTGAATCTCCAAAGGCATTTGAAATTGGAGCGTCCAGTTGAAAAGAAGTGTTTTGAGAATAGTTATTTGCTAAAGCATAAACATTCTCAAACATAACCCTAGAAGATCCTCTAACAAATAGCGCCATGTTATTATATACATTTAGTGGTTTTTCGTCAAAAACTGTAGCAATTAGATTATCATTTAAATATAAGAAAAATTTTCTTCTTGATCCAATATCTTGATACTCTACAGACAGATCATACACCGTTGGATTTTGTTCTGCTGCAACTCTGTATTGTCCAACAAACTCTCCACCATCTACAATAATATTAGCAAGACCTTCATAAAGAGTGACTGGTATTGCAGGGGCTGCTGGATTAGGAGTCGGGGATGTCTTTGCTTCTAGTTTATAAAATAAAACATCATGGACATTTTGTCTTGAAGAATCATCTATTTTTGTTTTGTCTAAGGCGACTATCTCAAAGTAATATCCAGCATTAGTTTTTGGATCAACCATGATGGCGATACCGCCACCACCACCAGCAATTATAATCTTGTCGTCAGCAGTTTTTCCCTGTACGGAATAAAGTTCTGTTTGACCAACAGCAGTCTGTCCATTTTTTTCATTATCTTCAATTCTTCCAATAACTCTAAGTCTTGTGCCAAAATGTTTAAATTTATTTGAGAGAGGTTTGTATACATAGGACAGGAAGTTTGCAGGAGTGTCTGTTGTTTTAAAGCCTCCACCATTCATAACAAAAGCAGAAGACTGAGTTGTTCCAGCCTGAGTTGAACGCATTGTGTTTACGCTAGACTCTGAAATATATTTTGATGAAATAAAGTTTTTAATAATTCCATTTCTGGTTGTTTTTGTAGCAAATGAATTATTAACTCCAGCAGCAACATTACCTGTTGTCTCTGGAAGTGTTTGATCAAACTTAAATAGGTACTTGGCATCCATCTCAACTCCACGAACATTATCATTATTTGACCAGTGTTCGTTTAATCCAGCATTGTGTTCTGAGATAGTGGTCCCAAACTGTGCTCTTCCATGTTTAGCAACTTCCCCATTTTTTAATTTAGACAAACCATTTATCTCTTCATAGTTTGGTTCAGAGTAAATTCTTACAAGACCTGTAGGATATATTTTGCCATTAAATGGCAAAGAACTAAAGTACGTGTCATACTCAAGTTTGCTGTTTATCCAAACATCTCCAGTTCCAGAAACATTATACTGCACGGCATCAAATTTTAGAATCTCTCCATTAGCATAGAAGTATCCTTTGTATCTTCCCAGCCAGTAAACACCTTCTCCAAGATCCATGGTGTTGTTAATTATTTTTCCATTAGATACCGTTGGAGCAACGGCTGACAAATAAGAATTTAAAGGAATGGCCGTAAGGTCATAGGTTGATGAATTTCCAACCTCTTGGTTAATTGATTTTATATTTTGCTCTCCAGATACTTCCCATAAGAGGACTGGCTTATAGATATACAGTCTTTCTTGTTCTAGCATTCCTGCTGCTTTTATTGTTCCAACAGTTCTTTCTATATGTCTTGTAGTATAAGATATTTGACCACCATTGTATACCTGGCTATCTTGGCTAGTTAACTCCATAATATTTGAAAGTTTAGTTTTTGTATCTTTATTTTTAACTACATCTACCTGTGCAGAATCTGAGGATCCATATAGAGTTAAATCTGTAGGTCTTTGCGCTACAGTTGGCATAATAAAATCTTTACTCATCATTACAAAATTGTTATATTCATCAAAGAACATTGCTGTCTGCGTTGAAAGTGCTAGACCCTGTAGTATTTCTGCAACGCTTTTGTCTGGCGGAATAAAGAAATATGGAATAACCATTTCTGATTCTCCTTCAACTCTTTTAAACACATAGTTAGAAAAACCAATAGAGTCTAGCAGTAAAGACACGGCAGCACTGACAGAAGTGTTTGTTGACAGTATTTCTGGGGCTGTCTGAGATTCAAAATAAAAGTATAAGTCCCTAAGACTTAAAGATACTTTCTTAGACTGATTATCAATTTTAGCAAATCCATCTGAGTACATTGTTTTTATTGGAACATAGTAATCAATTCCTACTGCATCTGTTAAAACTTCATAAAATTTGATCTGAATATTTTTTATATTTTTATTTAGAATAATACTTGATTTATTATTTTCATTAAAGGAGTCATCAAAATCAAAAAAAGATATGCTTCCCGTTGACGCAAGAAGTTGTCCTACTGGCATTCCGCTTACTCCTAGATCTGAAGCGCTTTTATTTAAAGAAAAATCTAAGACTCTATCAGATAGATCTGCAGTGAGTCTAGGAGAAAACTCAATCAAATCAAAAGATGAATCAAACTTTTTCATACTGTCTACAACAATTCTTATTCCAGAAATATACTCAAATTCTTTGTATTTTAATTCACCTCTTACAGTATAACTTGTTGGGTCTGTTAACTCAGTAACAAAGTTTGTAAAACTATCTACTACGGGCTCTTCAAATTTCCAGCCATACTGGGGAACAAACGTTTTCCACTCAGCCTCATACCAGATATGGTACTCTCCAATATCTCCAGAGTTTTCAACAACAAGGTATGCGTCTCCCTCTCTTGTTCCTACTGGAGGTCTAAGAGTTATGGATGACAACTCTCCACGATAAACAAATACTTGAGAGTATATCTTTGGAAGTATTAACCCATAGGCTAGTTCTACATATCCATCAGATTGAATTATTGAGGTTCCGTCTTTTCTCTTGTCCTGATCAGTAAAGGAAACAGCATCCACCCAGTTGTTATTTTTTAATACCTGAACTTTCCACACACTTGGAGTTGTCTGATTTAATTCACCAAAGTAGGGGTCAGCAAAAGATCCTGTCTTGTTTGTATATCTTCCAGAATCAATGTCTCCAATATTTGTTTGCATTTTTATAACAAGCCTATTTGCTGGAACTCTTTCTTTGTATACAACAAATGGTGCAGCATCCTCAATTATATGTCTACCGTTAACAGTTTGGTTAGAGGTTCCATACTCAACTCCATTCTCAGTTCTAAAAGATGTCCAATATTTAAATGGGTCATTTTTATCTGCCATATAGTATCTTGGTTTTCTTGCCATATTAATATCAGGATTATGCAAAAACTTTCCACCTTGAAAAACTGCTTTATTGATTCCAGATCTTGGCCTAAATGGTTTTAAACAATCTTCTAGTGAGTATAGCAGTTTTAGTTTATCTTTTTTAGGTATAAGTTTAAATGGCGTATCGTTCTCATCAAACCCTCCATCAATAACAACATCTGCATCTGTTGCTCCATAATAAAATGCTGGAGAAGAATTTTTATTTTCTAAAACAAAAGTGTTGGGGATAGTTCTATAAATAGATTCAGAGTCTGTGGGTCGATATCTATAGTTACCAACTACCAATATATTTGAATATATATTCATATTCCATTCAGCAATAACTGCTGACTGTGTTTTTATAGACGAACTCGTCTCTATATGCTTTAGTAAATCTTTCTCATCAAACATTATGCCTCTTCCAGTGTTAAGGACACATTCCAGAAGTCAAAGTTTAAACCACTTCTTTTTTGAACTGAGTAACTAAAGTCTGAGAAAAACATTTCAATTACTTCGTTATATTTGTTTGTATTTTTAAACCTTTCGTCTGAGTTAACAGTTTCAAAAACATCTTTAAAGTTTGTATATTTATCGTAGGCTAAGTAGACCCAGAAAGATCCACTGTGATTTTTATACCAGTCAAGGAGTTCTACTCCACCTGCTCCACCATCTGTAGTAAACTCTAAAGGGTTTGTTCTTATCTCTGGAATTTTTGTCATATTAGGATTTCCATCAGAATCAAAGCCAGCATAGGTATCAAATGCTCTAGACGGCAACATATCCCAGGATACTGTTAATGTTAGTTTATCTGCAGTATGATAAGATCTCATACGGCCATTGATCATTCTCTCCCGTTTTTCAATTCTGGTGGTCTTAAAGTCTATGGGTGACCTATTGTTATCAGAAAGGATTAAGAACTCGCCATAGCCATCTACAGAGGCTCCTAATGACCCAATCTCGTCTCCTTCAGGGATGTGAAAACCATTTACCTTGATACCCTCGTTATCTGCAAAGAGGATCCCTTGAGGTCTTTGATATTTCTTACGACCTGCCATATATGCATTAGTTGCCATTAGGTTCTAACTCCTCTCATCTTTTGTGCGTCAACGCTCTTTATCTGAGCAATAACGGTTCTTGCAATTTCATCTGGGTTTGATTCAGATTTAACGTTTACACTAATACTATAATTATACACTGCGTCACCTGCTGCTTGGCCATTATTCATTGCCTGCATCTTTCCTATACCGTGGGACTGTACAGCAAACTTATTCATTACAAACTCTCCAGGAGTGAGCATTGCTGGAACTGTGTCAGTTCCCATGTTAAATTTCTTTTGTGCAAACTGAGAAGAAACAAGGCCTCCAGTAGCATAGCCTGTCCACTTGTATATATTTCCTGACTTTGATGATGTTTCTTCATCTAGAGCGTTAGTTTTACCACCAACTTGCCATGCCACTTGTTCGTTAGTAAATCCAAGAGACTTTAGGGCTTTTCTTGCATTATCGACTATTATGTTTTGGTCTTTCATATTTCCTTGAGCAACTTCTACATTGTCCCAAGCAGTTAAAAGTTCTATTTTTGCATCTGGCCTAGTTTCTTTTAAAAACTCTTCTCTTCCATCAGTATCTTTATAATCCCATGTTTTTCTTGCAGCACTTAAAACTTTTCCTGCAGCCATTAAAGACTCTCTGTTTGTTTTAAAGTCTTTGTCTGCATTTTTTAGTATGCTAAAAATATTTTGCAATTCAGCACTAATTTCTTTTTCTTTTGCTGCCTTGAATGTTTTTGCTCCTTCTGAGTCCATTGGCGATGCATTAATATAACTAGGTTTATCTGCAGTACCAATGTTCCTTTGTGTAAAAGATGTTGCATACTCTTTTGCTTTTACGTATTCGTCCCAAAGTTTTCTGGCATCTTCTTTAGCCTTTCCTGAAAGTTTTTTAATATCGCTTTCTTTAACAACCTTCATAGTCACAAGTTTTTGCTGAAGTTGAAATGCTTCTCTTTCTGCTCTCTGTTTTTCTAGTGTTATTGAAAGTTTTGATCCAGCAGAAACTGCTGCTTTATCTGTTTTTGCTAATTTTGGTGCTGCAGCAGGTTTGATTGGTACATACTTAAAGGATCCTGGTTTATACCCTGCTGTTCCTGGAACATTCTGACTTGAAGATCCTGGCACTTGGGTTCCAGGAATTGGAACTACATTGTTTGACCCACCAGTGGTTGTGCTATTATTTCCAGTTCCTGACCCACCAGTTGTAGACTTTCCACCAGCATCACTTGTTACTGGTCCTTTTATTTTAGCAGAATTATAAATATCATTTGCAGCATTTTGTGTAAGATTATTGTAATTTGTGTTTGGATCATCTGCTGCAGAAGTTGGTCCTGTTATTGGTGCTTTTGGTGCTCCATCTTTCCACTTTTGATTAAATCCACTTTGTAAAGTATCTACTAGCCACCATTGATTTTGTGATTTTGCAGACTCAATTGCTTTTAGTTCTAGGTCATACTGCTCTTTTTTAATCTTATACTCAGCCTCTGCTGCTGCTTGTGCTGCTTTAGCATCTGCTGCTTTCTTTGCTGCAAGTTCTTCAAGTCCCTGTGCTGTTGTTTTAAATTCTTGCCTTAATGCATCCATTGCTGTTCCAGATGCTGCTGCTGAAGCAGAAGAATATTTAGACATTGTGTCCTCTATCTTGCCCCAGCCTTTTTCAATCTCATCAACTGAAGCAAGCATTGAACCCATTAGTCTATCAAAGTCTTGTCCAGCAACGGCGGAAGCATCTATCTTGGCTCCAATAGCATCCCAGGCATCCTTTGTTTGTCCAAGAACAGTTATACCGCTTACTAATTTTTCTATAGCCCGTTCATCAGTTGCAATCGCAACATTGTTTGCATCAATACTGTATTGTCTTGGCTTTATTTGTTTTTCTGTTATATCGTAAATCTCATCTTCTTGTTTACGGATAGCCTCTTGTGCTGCTTCTCTTTTTTCTTCAAGGTCGTAAATCTTATCGCTTGTATCTTGTATTTGTTTTAGGATTTCAAGTCTTGTAAGCAACTTACCATTTACTTCTGTTGTTGCTGTATTTTCTAGAGTATAGATTGTCTGAGCATTTTGATACTGTCTCTCAGTAATTTCGTCTTTGCTTAGTCCTGAGACCTCGCCTCTCAAACTATCTATCTTATTCTTACGAGATAGTTCTAAAGCCTTAGAAGCATTCTCTGCATTACGTGCTGCTTGGGCTGCTCTTATAGCCTGGACTGCACGGGCTGCTGCACCAATATCTCCCTTAGAGAGAGCATCTGCTAAGTCAAGTTGCTCCTTTTCTTGCTCAACAATCTGACTCTTAATTTCTGAAACCTTAGCAAGTGCTTCTGCTTGTTCGTCATATCTCTTATTAATTTCTTCTGCAGCATGATTCATTTTTTCCATATCATTAGACAAGATTGTGTTTTCTGCATTGATCTCTGCTATAGGTCTTTCAAATGCTACCTCAATGACTCTTTGAAGATCGTTTATGCTTTCTTGATAGGCTTCAAGAGGACGAGTGATATCCATCTCAAGCGCTCTTGTTGCTTTCTGAATAGCCTCTTCAATTGGACGTATCTTGCTAAAGGTTATTTGTTGAATCTCAAGTTGTAAATCTTCATTTGCATTCTTAAGTGTTTTAATATTTGCAACCATAGATTTAGATGCTGCACTAGCACCAGTTCTAATTAACGCTTCCTGAACTGAGAACATCTTGTTAACAAGTTCCATACCTGGTGCTGCTGCTGCAGCAAAATCCCCAGCATTAAACTTAGCACGAATTTCTACAATCTTTTCATCTTTTATACCCTCAAGGTATTCAGCAATTGCCTTAGAGTCTATCTTTCCATCTTCTAGGTCTGCCATTAATTGCTTGGCCAGCGCTGGGTCTGAAAGAACTGTTGCAATATTTTCAGCAGACATACCTGATATCTTTAATGCAGAAGCGAGTTTAGGGAAGGTGTCGTTCTTAAATTTAAAGTCTGCATTCTTCTTTAATAGGTCTGCCATAACTGCAGCCTTCTCTGTTGCATTGGCAGCATTTATTGCATCATCTGAGAACTTCTTTAGGTCTGTTCCTGCTAATGCTGAAGAGGCTACTGAGGCTGCTAGTGCTGAATCTGAAACTAATTCCAATGCAGTTGCTGTATCTACTCCTGACGCCTTTAATTTATTAAATGCTTTAAATTGATTATCAGCATCAGTGATTACCTTTACTTGTGCAATATTAAACTTATCAAGTGGGGCTTCATTGTATGCTGCAATGACAGCCTTACCCTCTGCGGATATTCCAGTAATCCTTGTTTTATCATATACAACATTGCCTTTTTTATCTTTTAATACATTACCCTTTTTATCTTTCTTGGCTGCATATGTAAAGACTCCTTGCTGTCCAGCCTTCTTGCTATTAAGATCGGCCTTTAGTAACTCATCAAACTGTTCTGCATCTAAACCAGCAATATAGTCTCTAAATTCTTCTGGAACCTTTAGTGCAAGAAGTTTTTGTTGAACACCATCAAATAGTTTAAACATATTTGCAACATTCTTCTTTGCAGCAGGACTATTAAATGCTGCAAGCATGGACTCAATTGGCTTCTTGGCATTAAAAGATTGGTCTCTTACCATCTTGATACGCATAGCAAGTGAATCAAGGAAGTCTAGTGGATCATCTTTCTTTCCTCCTGAACCAGGAGTTTTGGCAGGTCCTGCATCAACTGAAGTAACGCCACTTGCATAGGTAGGAACTAACTTTTCAGCAGCCATCTGCTCAGGAGTTAGTTTTAAGAATGCTGCTTTAAACTTTGCTTCTGCCACTAGGAGAGCGTCTGCTCCTGCTGCAATTGTTCCCTTTGACTGTGCAAGCCAGGCCTGGTTTCTTGCATAAAGTTCTGCTGCTGCTTCTTTTTGCTCTTGAGTAAGGATTGATTCATAGGCAAATTGTGTTTGAAGTTTTTGTAAATACTCTGCCTGTTGCTCTAAGTTTAGGTTATTGAACTGAGCCATTCTTTCTTCATTGGCTTGTAATGCTGTAATGGCTGCATTTTCTTGTGGCCCCAATTTTTTGGCAGCCTCAAGATCCATCTTCTTATCGCCTTTTTTCTTTTGCTCTTCTTTAAGTTTTTCAATACCTTCCATCTGGCCCTTAAGAACTTCAAGGCCTTCTAGACCAAGGGTAGTCAACAAAACCTCCATGTCAATGGTTGTTCCATCCAGAGCCTGAATACCCTTAAGTGCTTCCATAATTGCATCAAACTGTCCTGGGTCTGTTTTTGTTAATGCAATCTTGGTAACCATATTTGTTGCCATTTTTTTATCTTTATAGCCTGCAAACATGTTTAGGAGTTCTTTTGTTTTTGATGTTCCATGAATTCCCACACTTGCATTAAAAAGTAAGTCTAGATTATTTAGTTGTCCAGAAAAAAGTTCTAAGTAGTTGTTTGCTTCTGATGGACTTAGAACTTTACTTCCAACAAGCATTTCCCATTTTGCTTGGAAGGTTTGTGCTGTTTTATTATCCTTTAAGCCATTAATTGACTTATTGTCTGCAAAGTCTTCTGATGTATTTAAGAATGTTTTTGATGCTTCTTCTTGGTCAGTTCCCTTATAGTTTGTTAATAGTTGATTTCTGGATGCATCAAAGTAAGCATCTTCTTTACCACTAAACTTTGAACCACTGTAAACCTTTTCAAAACTCTTTTGCTGTAAACCAATCTGTGTAAGAAGTAGGCCGTTCATTGTATTTGTATCTATAACATTTTGAGCAGTAAGGTCGGATATCTTCTTCTCAATTTCTAGTTTCTTTGCTGCGTTTGCAGTTGCTGCTAACTCTGCCTCAAGTTTTTTCTTTTGATTTTCATATTCAACTTGTACCTGATCTGCCATCATCGTGGCCATCTGAATATTATTCATGTTATATGCTGCGATGGATGCAATGTTTTCTCTTCGATTTCCCTTACCTGCTGCAACGTCATCTTCTGCTTTGTCAACTCTATTGTTTGCGTTAGCCATTATTAGCGCTCTAGTATCCATAGGACTATTCTTTAAGTCTTCACCGTTTGGACCTAGAAGTGCAGATAGTTGTCCAACAATTTGCATCTCAATCTTTTGATCTTTTAGTTGCAAAGCAAGTTCTGCAGCAATACTGTTTGCTGCCTGTGCATCAAGTACTCCGTCTGCAACGGCTGTAGCAAGTTTTAATGATAGATCATCAACTGCTCTTGCGGATCCAAACTTCTTAGCGTTGTCTTGAAATAACTTCTTTTCTTTTTTACCAATGTCTGTACCTAAGAACTTATTACCAAATGTATTATCAATTTTAATTTCTTCATCATACTTACCGTATTGGCTAGTTGATCTACGCTTATCCATGATTTCAGATGCACCAACACGTCCTGCCATCTCACCTATTGACTTTAAGCCATCTCTTGTTGCTGAAAGATCTGTTGCAAATTGTGCTGCTTTTTTAGCCATATCATTAAAGTGCTTGTTAAGCATATAGGCTCCTGCACCTAATGCTACAACTGCTCCTACTGCAAGTCCTATTGGTCCTGTACCCGCAATCATTGGAGCAAACTGTGCTACCGTTGCTGCTGTACCTAATGCTGCCGTTACCTGTGGTGGTGCTCCTGCCATACCTGCGACCATTGCTGCTGTTCCTAGGCCACCAGAAACTTTACCAGAAAACTTGGAAACCTTCTCTTTACGCAAGCCACGCTTCTTTTTCTTTAATTGGCTTTCGGTAAGAGTTGTTGGCTCCCCTGTTTCTGGGTCAAACAGTATTTGTCCCTTTTTGTTTTTTGTATAACCAACCTGTCCTGGATCATCTGGGCCATTAGTTCCTGGGTCTCTTCCCATTGCTTCGTCATATGCTCTTGTATAGTCGTATGCCTTGGTCTTATCAATATACTTGCTATCTGACTGTGCTCCGTCAGGAATAATTGCACTTGGATCTTTCATTCGTGCAGCAAGTTCTTGTCGTCCCAACTCTCTTATCTTGCGCTTGTCTTCTTCAATGTCTCTATTTATGTCAGCAATGTTTTCTGAAGAACCTGCAATATCATCTTGTGCTATACCTGTTGTACCTGTTGACTGAAGAACATCATTCATATTTCCTGTAGTAGCATCTGTTATCTGTGCACCAGTTAGCAGGTTTCCTGCAGTTTGTGTTTGAGCATCAACTGCTTCTCCAGTTACGTTTGCAAGTTCATCTGTCTGTTCTGCAACCATAAGAGTTGAGTCTGCTGTATCTTCTGTACCTTCAACAATGCGTCTTAATCCATCACCTTGTTCTTGTGTTCCGTTAGATACAACTTCATCATTCTTGTCTTGAATTTTTTGAACTTTACCTGGTTCTTTTACATCATCTTCTGATATATCTATCCCGCTCTCAAGTTGAATTGCCTCAATCTCTGCTTCTGCTGCCTTTATTCTTAACTCTGCTGCTTTGGCCTCTAATTCATCCGCCTTCTTTTTAAGTGCTTTAGCGTTATCAGCAGTGTAAATGTTCTTGCCATCTTCACGGGCTGCAACCTCTTCCCACTTTGCTGCTTCAGTTCTAACTCTTGCTGCTGCTGCTTCTGCATCAGATGCTTCCTTATTTAGTCTGTCTGCTTCTTCACGAGCCTTACCAATATTAATGGTGTTACCCTTAATGGTAACTCTTGACTTACTTTGATCCCTGATCTGTTGTACAACCTGTGCCTGTGCCGTTGCAGCCTGCTCTGTACTTACTGCTAAATCTTCTGCTGCTGCTTCTGTTCTTGCTGTTAAAGCAACTGTTGAAGAAGGTCCTGATACTGGAGGAGTTCCTGGACCACCACTAATGCCTGCTTCTTTGGCACGTTTTCTTCTTTGTCTATCTTGTGATTTAAGAATTTGTCTTTCTTCACTAAATTCTGGGGTATTGATATCATCGTAGAAAGATTTATTGTCAAGGTCCATCTTGTCAACTCTTGCCTGTGTTTCTGCTGCTGTTGGTACTGCAGCAGACCCTAGTTTTTTAGCCTGAGAAGAGACTTCTGCGGAATGTTCTTGCATTCCAATAACAATTCCGTCTGCAACACTTTTACCAATCTCCCTACCCTTTTTAGAAGGAGAACCTCTGTCTACTCCTTCTGGACCTTCGGCTCCGTCAATTACTGCTTGACCAACCTCTGCTCCTGCTGCTGCTGCAGCAGCCGTGTCTTCTGGTGTAACCTCTACTGTTGGTGCAGGGGTTATTATTTGTCCTGCACTAAGTCTTTCTCTATTTCTTAGTTTTTCTACAATTGCTCTTTCAGTATCTGTTACTCCACCCTTTTCTGATGCAATTGGCTCAGAATAACTTGTTCCAACCTCTCCACTTTTTATGTGTGCAAATGTTGGTTTACTTCCTTTTTCATCTGTTTGTTCTGGTGGTGTTATGCCTCTTCGTGCATACTCTCTTTCTGTATTTCTCTTTGTTTGATCATCTAGATACTCTGACATGGAGTGTCCAGGAATTGCAACTCTTTCTGTTCTTATATCGGTAATTCTTTCATTACCATCTTCATCAATTCCAGTCTCAACTCTTTTGCGGTTCATAGCAACTGCATCTCGACCAGGATTTTCTGGTGTTCCTAAATCTGCATCAAATATTCTTCGTGCAGCAATCCTCATCTTTTCTGCTTCATCAGCAGTAACCTTTAAATCTCTTTCTAGACTGTCTATATATGCAACCATCTTTGGGTATGCAGTTTGACCCGCTTCGCTAACATCTGTTACTCCTGGAACTACTTCTCTTGCAAATATGTTTGCAATCTCATCAAAGTGAGGGGCTAGGTGCTGGTTAGATTTAGTCCACATATCAAATGACTCGTCTGTTTGCCTTGCAATGCCATCAAGGGCCTGCATCTGAGTTACCATTGATCCTGTTGTTGCTACTTTAAACCTGTCTGATGCACCTACTATTTCTCCTGATTCATCTTTTTTAGTAATAAATCTAGAATCTCCTCCAGCAATAGTAGATCCTTGAACTGGACGGCCTTGTATGTTTCCTGGCATCATGATAGCAGCGCCAGACATTAACTTTGTATCTTGTTCACCACCTGCTACTCTACCCGTATGTGGTTGTGTAATTGTATACTTTGGCTTCCTTGGGTGTGGGTGTTCGTGAAATTCTCCAGTACCTTTGTGATATCTATTTACAGATCCATTTTGAAGTGCTGCTACTAATTCTGGATTTTCTTTTGCAGTATCTTTTGTAATAACAACTTCGCCAGGAGTTAGTAATGCTGGGACAGTATCTTTATTTCCTGTACCTGGAACGACTCCACCTGTTGCAAACTTTGTAGGAGGTAGTCCTGCTACTGCTCCTGCTGGTCCTGGTACAGTATTGAATAATCCTGGAGATGATTGAGCAAGGGCTCTTGCCTGACTTGCTGCTGCGCCGTAGGCTGCTGCTAATGCTTGAACTGATGCTGCTTCAACATTAAATGTAGAAATTAATTGGCTATGAGATGTATGTAAAGCATTAGACTGTGCAAGGTTTTCAATCTGTTGGTTGGTTAGATACTCAAACCCTCCGCCAAGAACATTGTTTGAACCATTAAGTTGAGCAACTCCGCCACGGAGTTTTGCAAACAACTTGATACCATTTGCAACAAAGTTCATTAAAACACCAAATGTCATTAATAGAACTGGAGCAAGTCCTCCAACAACTCCAACAACAACTGTTATAACTTTTTTAGTTCCATCGCTTAAAGTGTTAAATTTTTCTAGGATTCTTCCAACAAAACTAACTATAGGTGTTACTGCTTCTAAGAATGCTTTACCTATTGGAACAAGTTGGAGTTTAATATTTTCCATAGACTTCTTAAACTTGTTACCAGTCATGTCTTCAACCTTGCCAAGTTCTCGCTCAGACAAGATTGCTAATTCTTCAACTGATGCTCCTGCAAGTCCAAGTGCTCGTGCAGCCTGTGAAGAATCTTTTGTAACGTTCTGGAATAGTGTAGACAGACGAGCAAACTGGAACTTACCAAATAGTTGTTCGATTGCTCTTGCACGGTTAAGAGGATCAAGTGTATCTAATGCTCTTGCAAATCCTACTACAGTTCCTTTTAGATCTCCCTTGTTTGCTTCAACAAGTCCGTTAATATTAATTCCCAGTCCCGCAAGAAATTCACTAGCCTTCTTAGAAGGGTTAATCATAGAAGCAAGACCAGACTTAAGTGCGTTAGCACCTTCTGATGCGTTGATTCCACCTTCCTTCATTGCAGTCATAAAGAATGCAAGGTCTTCTACGTCACCGCCTAGTTGCTTAACAACTGGTCCAGCCTTTGGAATAGCAATTGTTAGATCTTCAATAGACAAGACTGTCTGGTTTTCTACTGCGTTAAGGAAGTTAATTTTTCCTGCAAGATCTTCTGCTGCGATTCCAAAAGCATTTGTTAAAGAGATTGTTGTCTCTAGCGCTTGCTGTTGTTCAACTTGTCCAAGAACGGCAAGGCGTGTTGCTTGAACTATTTGAGCATTAAGTGCATCTCCAGTAAGACCCATCGCTGCTGCTGTTCCAGCCATTTCTACAGTATCTTTTGCTGCAATACCAAACTTAGTAAACTCTTTTGCAAGTCTCTGAACATCTGCAATAGCCTTGTCAGTTGCATCTGAGTTTGTCATCATGTCTCCATATACTCTGGAGAACTTTGTTATTGCCTGCTCCATTTCCATGAATGTTTTTGCTGCAGTTGAGCCTAGAATTGTAAGTGGAATAGTCAAACCAACCATCAACTGGCGACCTGCCCACTGAGTATTCTTACCAAAATTCAGAAGTTGAGTTGAGCCTTGACTTAATAGTTTATTTAAAAATTGCTGTCTTTGTGCAGCCATTTGCATACGTGTTGCATAATCTGTATACTGACCATTGACCATCTTTAGGTGCTTTGGAATAACCTGAAGAGTCTTGATCATATCTCCATTTGCAGACTGCATCTGGATATACTGAGCCTGTAGAAGTTTTACTCTATCTTTACTAGCACGTGTTAATGTCTCACGCTCTTGTGCAAACATCCCTTTAAATACCTTGGTATTTTGGGTGGCTGCTGCTGCGGTGTACCTAAAGTACTGTCGCATTGATAGTTGATTTTTTTCAAGTGCTTGTGTAAAAGAAGATGTACTTGTGGCTACATCCTTTTGAGTTGCAACAAACTTTCCAGTTGCATTAATAGCCTGCATTAACTGGCTATTAAGGCCCTTCTGGGCATTCATTGCTGCAACGTTACCCTGAGTTAGGGTTTGATTAAAACGGCTAAGTCCTGCCTGTAACTGACGTAATTGTGCTAAGGCTTGGCTGGTATCAAAATTAATACCTATATTTGCGTTTACGTCAGCCAAGGACTATACCTCTTTACTTGATTGAGTTTAAAAGACCTGATGCGTCAGAAAGTTGCATTCCTGAAGCAGCATCAATGATCTTATAGACTGTAGGAAGATCTAAATTTTCCTCAATCGCCTCTCTGTTGTCTGCAATTGCAGGCAAGTATTGTTTAAATGCAATTTGTACACAGTCAATAAGAATGTCCATTGACTTGCTATTGTCGTCTGCAACTTCTTGCAGTTTAGTAAAATGTTCCATAAAAGGCTTAAGCAAAGATATCCTTAGTGGCTTAACCTCAAATTTTGTTCCATCCATAAGGGACAGTTGGTTCTTGCTTTCTACTTCTTTAACCATGATTTCCTCCATTGTAGTTGTTTAATTATACCATAAACAGGCTTGTTTTTAGTCTACTTTTTCGTAGTCTAGCCCCATACCAATTCCAAATCCAGCCTTCTGTGCACTAATACCCTGAAGGGCAACGATGTCTTTTGCATTTGCTGCTTGGCCACCACTGAACACTCTAGCCTTCATTTCTTCCCAGGCATTTCCTTTTCCAGAATTTTTGTCTAGGTCGACACCCTGCATTGCTGCAAGGAATTTCTTTTCATCGTAGTTTAATTCTCTGCTAATAGAAAGAGTTATCATTAACTCTGGCATAGACAAGGATGTTTCTAGTTCGTTGTAGTCTTTCCAGATCCCCAACAAAAAAACTTCTGACTCTAATTTTGCAAGGTCAAGGTCATCCCAAGATGATCCACTATCAACTGCTTGCTTTTTTACAGGTTCTTCTGACTTATCATTAATCTTAATACCAGCAGTTATATCTAAGATATCATAAATGTCTTGTAGGCTAACATATTCTTCTAGCATCTCTTGGGTTTGAGTAATCTCTGGTCTAAACTGTTTCATACAAATTCTTGCACATTTTGACAGCGCTATAATTGCTTCCATATCCCCTTGAGCATTTCTAACTTCATCAAAGTTATCCATTAACTGCCTAAGATATTTTATTTTTAGGGGGGATAACTCTATCTCTACTCCATCTTGAAGAGTAATATTTTTTGTATTATAAACTGTTGTTGCCATCTATATAGTATAACAGAAAGGCCCAGACTTTTTAGGATCTGGGCCAAACTGTATATATTAAGTTGTATTATGCTGCGCCGACTGTGCGGTCTACGATCTTACCGTATGATCCGTTGTCGTTTGGAAGAAGACGGAATGATACTTCGAACATTGTCGCTTCGTCACGCTTTGCTGATACTGAAACGCTTTCAATTGAAAGTGCACGGTATGCAACGTAAACACGCTCCACGTTAAGTGATGCGTCTCCAGTTCCTGGTCCAACTGCAATCAAACCACGCTCTACTGGCACATCGCCAATATCGCCTGCTGAAAGATTAAGTGTTGGGTGTGTAGCAACTGTTGTTAGATCGCTTTCCTTGCCTGCAAGGGCAAATAGAAGGTTCTCTAGTGTTGATTCTGCGAATGTAGTATTTAGGTTTACCTGCATGCCTTGCTTAAATAACTTAGCAACGTCAAGTACCTGGTCTACTGCTACTTCACCGAAATCTGGCTGGAATTGGATTTCCAAACCATTCATTGTATATCCAACGTTACGGAAGTCTGCATCATTTGAAAGGGTTTCCTTGTATGATGTTCCTGCTGCGAATGCTGGACGATCTGCGTCTGCAAGTGCGCCGTCTTCATATGTGAAGAGGGCTGCTGCTCCAACGATAATATCGTTTGAACTACCACGTGTATATGCCATATTTTTTCACCTCTTTGTTTTCTTTTGGATTAAAAGGGCTTGTTTCCTCAAGTTAATTATACTACCCTTTTTAAGCGTTTGCTGAGTCTATAATGTCTTGCATTGGGTGGTAGTCGTAGTCAATGATTATTTTGTTACCCGCATAAGTTCGGGCTGTTCCAAAATCGACTATGTCTCTTGCCTCTTCTAGTTGGTAAATCTTAAAATTGTGGAAATAGAACTGACAGGTCATACCATCAAAGGTTTTACCCTTTGCCCAGGTGTTTATGTCTTCAGCAGTTTCATCTCCTCGGTCCATTAATCGAAGAACGGACTCTTGTATCTGAATCATATTTATAATCGGATTTGACCCAGATGCATAAAAATAATATAATACCTGTTCACACTTTATATGTGGGAATGCTCCTCTACGCATTCTAAACATTCTATCGTAAACGGCCATAGTTCCACCTTCTGGAAACTGTGTTTGTAATGTCTCAAGTGTAGATGGGCCTGTTGGGAAAAAGGGAACTATGCCAAGACCTGATAACTCATTAACCTTTTCTTGAAGATATTTGTTGATCCATAGTACTGGAGTATTTAATGCTGATGTTGATTCTGCCATTATGATGCCACCGAAGCATTAGCGACCCAACGATATCCTGTAGAAATACCAGTTGATCTTCCGCCACGCTTTCCCTTTCCTAAGTTTTTCTTGTACACTGATGGATTCTCAAAGTACTGTCTAAGGTTACCACTATTTAAAAATGCTTGAGTAAAGTATCTACCAAAGAACATATCAAATGCTTTTTCAAACTCACCCTGGGTGTTGCCTCCTGGATTTTGAACAAGAACTGGCTTCTTTGTATAAACTATTTGTCCATCAACTTCAAACCTAAGAGCCTCTGCATTGCGTGGTCTTATTACGACAGGAGTTCCAGTTTCCATAATGATAGCCTTGTCACGAAACGGCTCATTAGATCCTTCTTTAACTGAGTTAGACTGTTTAAACTGTGATATAAAGGAAAGTCCTATATTGCTAACTGTATACTGTATGTCAAATAATCTTGCCTCTGGGCTACCGTTTTGATACCATTCGTATACGTGGTGCAAAGTATCTGGAGACACTCTAGCATTTGTATCAATGAACTGTGATGCTATTTCAGATACGTCAATACCCAGGTTATTTAGGAAGTCCTTCTTACCTTTTTGAATTCCTTCAGCAAAGCCAGTTGAGTAATCGATAATGTTCTTCATATCTTTATTAAACTGTCTAGTGTTAAACTTTACTTTAATCATACATCTACCGCCTGATTTTCAGATCTTCTTATGATTAACTTGTAGTACTCTGTTGAGCCAAAAGGACCAACAAAAGGATCCTGTGTTGCAATTTCAAAGATAGTGGACTTGCCTGCTCGTGGACCAGAAGTCTCTAGGTATATGTCGTTGCAGTTTTGATCTCTAATGTTAGTGATGATAACATTTGTAATTGAGTTCTTTGCTTCAAGACTTGACATTCTGATGTCTGTCTTTACTCTACCAATTAGCATCTTGTCCTGGGTTATGTTTACATTGGGAGTTATTTCTTCTTTAAAGGCTCCTCCTGCTGAAGCAAAAGAGCAAGCAATTGTTCTATCAAGAATCCAAGTCTTTTCTACGTTGCCGTAAATTCCTTGTTCAACGACTGGATGATAAACATCTGCAAGCATTGGGAACGTAAAGTCTGGTGTTTCGCATATCATTAAATTATCCCTGGCTTGACAATATTTTTAACATATTTTTCAAGTATCTTATCTACTAGGAAGTTTCCTGTTCCGCTAAGCATTGCCTTATCAAATTGAATTCTAAACTGATCTGTGTTATATGCTGTGATGTATCTCTTGTAGTAATCCAACTTGCCACACTTAAGATCTTCTATTAAAAGTTTTGCTGCATACTCAATGTCGGCAGGGACTGTTATGTAGCCGTGATCAACAACAAATGTGTAGTCATATCCCGAAGGGAATCCTACGCCATCATATCCATAGTAAGCAAGATCTCCACTTGCTACTGGAAGGTTCTGGGCTGTAGACTCATACCTGTTAACTACGCCATCACGTATCTTTTGTATAGCGGTCTTGTCTGATGTTATAGAATATTCGTGTTCATTTAATTCTGGTGTTGATCTATCATAAACTAATTGGTTATTCTCATAAACCTTAAATACTCTATAAACCTTTTCCCATAAAGAGAAGTAGTCTGACCCGTTGCCAGTTCCAATGACTGTAATCTTTTTATTATAAAATCCTTCTGGAACAAAAGTATCTATCATAGATCTTGCTACTAATTCTAATGTTGTGTACTCAGCAATTTCAGATGCTGTTGTTCCTAATGTGTTTGGATCTACGTATGGTCTTATTAATTCATAAAACTCTTCGTAGATTGAAACCTCTGTATCACTAACAATTTTAAAAATTTCTACTCTATAGTTATTATCGTATCTTCCAGGAAGAGAAATCTCTAGATTATCTCCCGTATCTGAACTTAAAAATTCTAGATCTTGTACTGAAAGATCCGCCATATCCGTAACTCTTGCATAGATGTCTACATTGTTATACCCTGCTGGGACAACAAAGTTTACTGCAATTGTTTCGTATGGCGGAACCCTCAATATCTCCATGAATTACTTACCGAATTCCTTAGCAACTTCTTCTGGTGTTGCAATGCGAATGTGTGGGCGAGTAAGCCACTTTTCAGCAGCATCCTTATCAACAATGTTATAGCCACGGTAAACCTTGCCTACCTCTGACCATGTAACATTCTTTGTTGAATAAAGTGCTATCTTCTCTTTAACTTCTGCAGCCTTTGCACTCTTCTTCTTTGGGGATGTCTTTGGTGCTGTTGTTGCTCCAATAACTCCCTCTTCTACTGCTCCAAGTGCCTGAACTTCTTCAGGTGCCTGATATGAAGGTGCCTCAACTACTTCCTGAACTTCTTCTACAATTGGAGTTTCTACAATAGGTTCTGCAACTGGCTCTTCAACAACTGGTGTTTCAAAAACTGGTGCTTCATATACTGTTTCTTCTACAATTGGATTTTCATTAATGTTTTCCATAATTCCTCCTTGTTAGTATTATATCATTATAAGTAATAAAGGGGAGTAAGAGCGTTAACTCCTACTCCCCCTAATTTTTTACTGTTTACAGATTACTCTGCTGCAGCGTCTGCGTATGAGATTGCATCCTGCTCTTCCCACTGAATACCGAAGCGAACGAAGACTGTATATTCTACAGTATCCTTCTTTGGCTTGTATTCACGGTTGACAGTGATATCTCGCTGGAATCCCCATACACGGTTCTGAGGGAATGTCAAGTCGACATATCCTGCAGGGTAGTATGGAACTTCCTGAACGTCAATTCCGAGAACACGTGTTGTACGTGCTCCACCGAATGTCTGTCCTGCGCCATCAAGGTATGCTTGACGGTTTGCAGCAGTACCTGCTGGACGGTTAGCAAATGCTTCTGCTACTGCGTCTGCAAGTGTACCGTTATTCTTGATGATTCCTTGGAATGCATCAGTACCTGCGTAGAACTTAAGGTTTGACTTAAGTGCACGGTACTTACGTGGCATTGCAAGAATGATCTTCTGCATTGCGTCTGTTGACCAAGTGTTATCAGCAACTGTTACAACTGCTTCATGTGCATCTCCGTCTGTCTTAACGCGGTTTACGAAACCTTCCATGATTGAAAGGAATGCGTCTGATCCTGCACCTGTTCCGTTAATTGCAAGGTCTTCGATATCATTACCGAAAGCATTTGTCATCAAACGAACGATGTGGTCTTCTAGTGCTGCACCTTCGATGTTATCTTCTAGTGCTTCTGCAGATACTTCCCAGTCAAGACGAATCTTCTTTGTAGTCAATTCAACCTTTGAGAATGTTGCACCTGCGTTTGTGTAATCGCCAACTGCTTGCGCTGCTGCACGAATAACACGCTCTCCGACGTTTACCTTTTCGAGTTCCATTGTATTGGCTCTCATAGTAACGCGACGGCCATCTTGGGCGAGAATGGTTGCATCCCACACGTAGTCAATAAAACGACGTGCTTGCTCTGGGCGTAGGATACCTGATCCAGCCTCACCTGAAGGGTTAACTGCATTTGGTCCAGATGTAACGCCTGATAGTGCTGTTGGGATATTTCCTAACACGCCACCATCGGTGTAATTACCTGGTACGTTTGAACCTGCTTCAGATCCAGATGCGAATGCACCTTGTCCCTGATACAGTCCTGGTGCTGTTCCACCAAGATTACCTGCTGTTCCAGGTTGGTTCTTTTCTATATTTTGTTCCGACATATTGTCACCTCCTGTGATTTTTTACTTATTTGTTTTTTAATTGAATAAGTCGGCTGTTTTGAGGAAACTACCGCCCCATAGGGATTTTTCAACCGTTTCAGGCTGATTCTGTACTATCTCGCCGAGATCGCCAGACTTTCGGAAAGCAGTGTCTTGCTCTACAAGTTCCACA